CGGGCGGCGTTGGGAGGGGGCGCGGACGGTCGATGGGCTGAACGCGGCGATCCTCGCGGGCGCGACCACGGCGGCGCGGCGGGCCGGGTGGTATGCGCGGAACAACCCGTGGGTCGCGGCGGCGGTGGACAGCCTGGTCGGCAATGTTGTCGGCGCCGGGATCAAGCCGCAGTCCACCCATCTCGACCGAGGGGTGCGCGAACGGCTGCAGGCACTCTGGCTGCGCTGGACCGATCACGCCGCCCCGGACGGGCTGGCGGATTTCTACGGGCTGCAGGCCATAGCGGTGCGCGCGATGGTCGAGAGCGGCGAGAGCTTCGCCCGGCTGCGCGTGGCCAGCGACACCGCCGGCATCCCCCTCCACCTCGAGCTTCTGGATCGCGAGCAGGTTCCGATGGACCTGCACCGCGAGATCGGCGGCGGGGCGCGGATCCGGGCGGGCATCGAGTTCGATGCCGCCGGTCGCCGGGTCGCCTATCGGGTCTTGTCCTCCCGCCCGGGCGATCCGCTGGGGTCTCTCCGCATGGACCCGCTCCGCGTTCCCGCCGCCGATTGCCTGCACCTGTTCAAGCCGCTCGCCGCGGGTCAGCTGCGCGGCATCACCTGGCTCGCGCCAGTGCTGCTACGGCTGCACGAGTTGGATCAGTTCGAGGACGCGGCCCTCGTGAAGGCCAAGGTCGCGGCGCTGTTCACCGGCTTCATCACCGATCCCGACGGCACCGCGGGCGGGCTGAGTGGCACCAACACCGGCGGTGCGCTGACCGTGGGGATGGAGCCTGGCAGCCTGATCCCGTTGCCACCCGGCACGGACATCCGCTTCTCGAACCCGACCGAGCACGACGCCTACGCGCCCTTCGTGAAGAACCACCTGCGCGCCGTCGCGGCCGGGCTGGGCCTGCCCTACGAGTTGGTCTCGGGTGACCTCGAAGGCGTCACCTATTCCTCGATCCGTGCCGGGCTCATCGAGTTCCGCCGCCGCGTCGAGCAGCTGCAGCACAACGTCGTCGTGCACCTGTTCTGCCGCCCGGTCTGGGAGCGGTTCGTGCGGCTCGCGGTGCTGACGGGCGATCTGCCTGCGCGGGACTTCGACCGGAACCCGGACGCCTACCTTGGCTGCGAATGGCTGCCGCCGAAGTTCGATTACGTCGATCCGATGAAGGACGTGCAGGCCGAGATCATGGCGATCGGCGCGGGGCTCAAGAGCCGGTCCCAGGCGATCTCCGAGCGCGGCTACGACGCCGAACAGGTGGATGTCGAGATCGCCGCTGACCGCGAACGCGCCGAAGGCCTCGGACTGAGCTTTGGCCAGACGGCGGTTCCGCAGCAGAAGGAGGCCGTCGATGGCTGACACCGAGATCGCGTTCCCCACCGACATTGCACAGCCGGGCCGGTCGGCAGAAACCGTCCAGGACGGGAACGGTTTCCTCACCCGCCGCGCAACGCTGGCGCCCGCCACCGCCGATCCCGAGGCCCGTACCGTCGAGGTGGTCTGGTCCACCGGCGCGCCCGTGCGCCGCCGCGACATGGCGGGTCCATACATCGAGCGGCTGAGCCTCGCGCCCGAGGCCGTGGACCTGTCGCGCCTCGAAGGGGCCAGCGTCCTCGATGCGCATCGCCAGACAGCGGTGCGCGACGTGCTGGGCTCCGTCCGCAGCGCCGCCGTGGACGGCAAGCGCGGCACGGCGCTGATCCAGTTCTCGGCCCGCCCCGAGGTGGAGCCGGTCTGGCAGGACGTCCTGGCGGGCATCCTGCGGCACGTCTCGGTCGGCTACTCGGTCGAGGAGTGGGCCGAGACCACCGAGAACAGCGCGCGCGTGCTGACCGCCGTGCGCTGGACGCCCCACGAGATTTCCCTGGTGCCGACGCCCGCCGACCCCGGTGCCCACATTCGCATGGAGACAGAGATGACCGACACGACCACCACCGCGGCCCCGCCCGAGGCGCCGACCACCGAGACCCGCGCCGAGGCGAACGCGGAGATCCGCTCCATCGCCCGCATCGCAGGGCTCGACCAGTCCTGGATCGACGGCCAGATCGACGGAGGCGCGGATCCCGACACCGCCCGGCGCGCGGCCTTCGAGGCGCTGGCGAAGCGATCCGCGCCGTCGATCCGCACGGAACAGGTCCACGTCGAGATGGGCGAGAGCCAGGACGCCCCCGCGCTCCGCGCCCGACAGATGGGCGAGGCGCTCTACGCCCGGATCAACCCGCGCCACGAGCTTTCCGAGCCCGCCCGGCGCTACGCCTATTCGACCCCGGTCGACATGGCGAAGGAACTGCTGACGCTCCGGGGCGAGTCCACCATGGCGCTGTCGCCCGCGAGCCTCGTGACCCGCGCCCTGCACACCACCTCGGACTTCCCCATCATCCTCGGGGACACGGTGGGCCGCGTGCTGCGCGACGCCTACCAGGCCGCGCCCTCGGGCATCCGCCGCCTCGGCCGCCAGACCACGGCGCGGGATTTCCGTGCGGTGAACAAGATCATGCTGGGCGAGGCGCCGCTGCTGGAGAAGCTGAACGAGCACGGCGAGATCAAGGCCGGGACCATGGCCGAGGCCCGCGAGGCCTACAAGGTCGAGACCTGGGCGCGGAAGATCGGCATCACCCGGCAGGTGCTGGTCAACGACGACCTCGGCGCCTTCGCGGACCTTGCCCGCCGCATGGGCCAGGCCGCGGCCGAGACCGAGGCGCGGATCCTCGTCACCCTCCTGGAGGCGAGCAGCGGCAACGGGCCGACCCTGTCGGATGGCAAGACGCTGTTCCATGCGGATCACGGCAACAAGGCGGGCACCGGCGCTGCCATCTCGGATGCGACGCTCTCGGCCGCACGGCTGGCGCTGCGCACCCAGAAGGGCATCGAGGACCGCACGATCCGCGTGACGCCGCGCAACCTGCTGGTGCCGCCCGCGCTGGAGACCACGGCCGAGAAGTGGCTGGCCTCCATCGCGCCCGCGACGGCCGCGGATGTGAACCCGTTCTCCGGGTCGCTGTCCCTCGTGGTCGAGCCGCGCCTGTCGAGCGCCACCCGCTGGTATGTCACCGCCGACCCCGGCGAGATCGACGGGCTGGAGTTCGCCTACCTTTCGGGCGCGGAAGGCCCGCAGGTCGAGAGCCGCTCGGGCTGGGACGTGGACGGCGTCGAGATCCGGGTGATCCTGGATTTCGGGGCCGGGTTCATCGACCATCGGGGCTGGTTCATGAACGCGGGCGCGTGAGCATGGCCGACCTCGCCCAGCTCACCGCCTGGCGGGACGCCCTGATGGCTGCGCGCTACCAGGGCGTTCGCACCGTCGAGTACGACGGCAAGCGCGTCACCTACGCGAGCGACGGCGAGATGGCCGCCGCGCTCGCTGACCTCAACCGGCAGATCGCAGGGGCGACCGACCGCATCTCGGTCGTCCGCATCCAATCCTCGAAAGGGCTCTGAGATGAAGAACTACCTCCAGAACGGCCACATCGTCCGCGTCATCACGCCCGCTGGCGGCATCGCCTCGGGCGACGCGCTGATCGTGGGCCACATCTTCGGCATCGCCGCCTACTCCTCGGCCGAGGGCGACACGGTCGAGCTCTCGACCACCGGCGTGTTCCAGCTGCCCAAGGCCAATGCCGCGGTCGTCACGGTCGGTGCGCGCGTCGCCTGGGACAACACGGCGAAGGAGGTGACCACCCCGGCCGCGGGGCGCTTTCCCATCGGCGTCGCGGTGGAGGCCGCCGGGAACGGCGTCACCAGCGTCGCGGTGCGGCTGGACGGCGTGGCGACAGCAGCGGCGTGAATCGCGAAGACAGATCAGGTTTTCGTATTCGGCAGGTGCTTGCCAACATGGCCCACGACAATCTTCAAACGCTCCTGGTCGAAGATGAAGTGGATTGAAGCGCACGAGTTCGGGTCCCCAGCGCCAATGGTGATGTGGGGCTCGAACAGCTGCCTCTTGCCCTGATACTCAAACTCGTAATGGGCGCGAAACTTCCCGCGCGTCGTGTCGGAGATGTGCATGCTGCTCCGCTTTCCCCAGCCACGGTCGCGCAGATGCTGTAGCAGGTCTCCGCCGCTCCCCTTCTCCTCTCGGTTCTTGCTCCAAACGTCGACGATTTCGTCAAGGTCGGTCAACGCCTTGAAGATGTCATAGGGACGCTGAAACGGGCTCGCCTCTGCGGCGGAGGTGGCCGTGTCGAGGATTTCCACGTTGTTGCAGCGTTTCGCCGCAGCCTGCACTGCCTCCGCGACGGAAGAGAACGAGAGTTCCTCTGACTCCTCGGGCTGCGCGAGTTCGTCTGGGCCTCCAACTCCTGCGGCGAAGAACACCTGCTGGTTGGCCCTGAGATTGGCGTTCTCCGCCTCAAGTTCTTCAAGCCGCTTCTCGGCCTCATCGAGACGAGCAAGGTCACGCTCGTAGTCCGCCCAGAAGTCGTCCCCAGTCTCCTTCTTTTCAACGAGAAGCTTCTGCCTTTCAGCGGCGTCGGCACGCCGGATCACATCGGCAATCCGTCCGTCCGGCACATAGCGAAATGCTGCGACTGCAAATATCGCTCGTTCGATTGTTCGGGCGGCGACCTCAGGCCCGACCTGCTCAATCCAAGCCCCGAAAAACAATCGGTGGCTTCGCGGGTCCGACCCCTTCGAGAATCCGGGCCAATAGATGCGCGCCGCTCCGTTGAAGCAGGACAACTGCCTACCAACCTCGTCGGCAAAATCCCACGTCAGCTCAGGGTCATCGACCCGAACCACCACTGCAACACCGGCGAGATTCCGTGCCAGCTTCGCAGGATCGATCTGATTCAGCTCTCCGCGGGCATACGGCGACAGTAGAACCACGGGGAGCCTTCGGAGGTCACTTGTGAGGAGGGCTAGTAGGTCATTCAGGCCTTCTTGCTCTAGGCCGTAGGGTTCAGCCTTGACCTGCATTTCTCCGATGAAGGCGGGAGTCTTCGTGCAAATATCGCGGACCGCGCGCGGCGATCCGAAGAGCAGCCTCGCAGGCGACACACTGTACTCTACAGACTCGATGGATATGAGATGCTCAACTCCACACCGATCACCGAATTGACCGACGCGCACCTCGTTCGCCCACCTCAACCCATCATCGTTCTCATCTGGGAAGGACCAGCGAATGCGGACTACGCGCTCGTCGCCGTCCTGGTAGACCGATGAAGACAGCGAATGACGTTCCGGAACACCTGCGTGGGCGCCCACGACCTCTGGGTCGAACTTGAAGTCAGGAAGCTGCCGCCGGCCCTGGTAGTGCCGAACGATCCAGTCTTGATAGGTCGATAGAACGCTTGCGATGCCGTTGTCAGCCGCCACGTCGAACCGACATGCGTAAACAAGACGAGCCATGAACCACCCCTGCCGAACCAACTGGGCGCAATACCCGTGCACCATACTGCGGATCGGAGACGGCGCGTTCAAGCGCCACCGGGCTCGAACGTCTCCGGAACACCGGCCCCATCCCGTGTCGCATCCGTGTTGCACGGAGGAATCGGGGCTGATCGTAAGCCTTTGGAATCTTTGGGGAGTGTTCGGGACGGGCTTGCAACACGACGCGATGCGCAAAAGCCGCCCCGCGGGCGACCTAACCCGGATATCTCACGAAGGAAGGTGCATCGGGGTCTGAAATCGGCGAGAGTGTGAGTGCGAACAAACACTTGGCCCG